TCTAAATCACTTTCAAAGACTTCTATTTCAAAATCTGAATTTTGAGTAATATTTAATAATAGACTTTTCATATCATCCTTTAATTGACCAACAAGTAATTTCTTTCTGTATTTACATACAAAAATTAAATGACATTTTAGATAATGTTTTGAACGATTTGTTGAACGATAATTTGAATTTTGTAAAAAGGAGAAATATAAGTTTAATATATATGTTATATGAAAGTTGTTAATAATACATATAAATTAGAGTTAAGAAGAAAAGATGTTTTATCATTATTTAATGAGGGTCTAAGTAGTAATGAAATTGCCGAGATATTGAATGTTTCAAGTTCAACTATATCAAGGGATTTAAAATCATTAGGCAAAAAACCAAAGCCTGGTTATGAGAGTATAGATAATACTATTGATAAATCTATTCAGATAGAGATATGTAAATTATATGAAATGGGATTTTCATTCAGTGATATAGTGAAACAATTGAATATTAGCACAACTGCCATAAAAAACGCCTTAGTAAGAAATAATGTTAGAGTTAGGAAAATATCAGAGGGAAACTCCTTAAAATGGAAAGATGATAAATTTAGAAAAAATCAAATAGATAAGAGGAAAGGTAAAAAATCAGGAGCTTATGGTAAAAATTGGAAACTTCTCCATATAAGAAAAAATACTAACAGTACAGGTGAAAAAAATCACTTTTGGAAAGGTGGTATAACTAAATTATCATCCGAAATCAGAAATTCTGTTGAATATTCTTATTGGAGGAAAAAAATATTTGAAAGAGATAATTATACTTGTCAAATATGTAGTAGAAGGAGTAAAAAAGGCGATAAAGTAATAATTGAAGCAGACCATATTTATCCGTTTCACAAATTACTCAATGATTTTGATATCAAATCTATTAGTGATGCTGTTATTTGTCAAAAACTCTGGAACATAGACAATGGTAGATCATTGTGTAGAGAGTGTCATAAAAAAACAGATAGTTATGGATCGAATCAATATTCATAAAGTTTATAAATTCAGAATATACCCAAACAAAGAACAGGAAATCTTGTTGGCTAAACATTTTGGATGTTCAAGATTTGTATATAACTACTTTTTAAATGAAAGAAAAGAACAATATCAAAAAGATAAAAAATCAGATAACTATTATACACAAGCAAAAACATTAACAGATTTGAAGAAAAAGGAAGAGTATGAATGGTTGAAAGAAGTTAATAGTCAAACAATTCAATTTGCTTTAAGAAGTTTAGATACTGCTTATGTTAATTTCTTTAGAGGAACGGCTCAATTTCCTAAATTCAAATCAAGAAAACATAAAAACACATTTACTATACCACAATTTGGAGTAGTAAAAGATAGTAAGATATTAATACCAAAGTTTAAAGATGGTATTAAAGCTAATTTGGATAAAAGGGAAATTAAAGGTAAAGTTGGAAAAATGAATATTACAAAAACACCAACTGGGAAATATTATGTCTCAATTTTTACTGAACAAGAAATAGAACAATTACCTAAAACAAATAAAAAAGTTGGAATTGATTTAGGTTTAAAAGATTTTGTAATAACATCTGATGGTATTAAATATAAAAATAATAGATATACAAATAAATATTCAAGAAAATTAAAAAAAGCACAACAACATCTTTCTCGTAAAAAGAAAGGTAGCAATGGGTTTGAAAAACAAAAACTTAAAGTTGCTAAAATTCATGAGAAAATTTCTAGTTGTAGATTAGATACATTACATAAAGTTTCCTATCAATTAGTTAAAGAAAATGACTTAATTGTGGTGGAAGATTTGAATGTTAAAGGTATGGTTAAAAATCCAAAATTATCTAAACACATTTCAGATGTAAGTTGGGGTAATTTTGTTAATTTACTAAATTACAAATGTGATTGGTATGGAAAGGAACTTGTAAAGGTAAATAGGTTCTACCCATCGAGCAAAAATTGTAATTGTTGTGGATGGATAAATCAAAATTTAAAACTTTCAGATAGAGAATGGAATTGTAAATGTGGTGAAAAACACGATAGAGATTTAAACGCATCAAAAAACATTCTTAAAGAGGGTTTAAAAATATATGGTAAGGGACTTGCCATTACAAAGGTGGAGAGGAAATCAGACTTCTGTGAAGAAGCATACTCTGTGAAGCCTGAAACACATTAGTCTTTAGCTAATGTGTAGTTCATTTAACACTGATTTTCTTGATAGATTCTTGTAACCAATTTGGTATATAGTGACTACTATATTTTAATACATCACCAAATGATTCATCAATAATAATTGTATCTGCATAGTCATTTTTACTTCTAACAGGTCGACCTATCATTTGACATAAGCTTGAAACTGTTCTGTAAGCATACCACTCAGGGTTATTTTGCTTCCTCAATTTATTCTTTTCTGATGCTAGACTTGGATAAGGAATTTTTGCAATGATTTGAAATCTCGCTTTATCATTATCAAATGACACTCCAGTATGAACACTTGGTGATACAATAACAGTATTATCTTTTGATTTAAAGTGGAATTTTATCATTTCTTCTTTATTACTAGAATCATGAAAAACAAATCTTTCGTTAGATATTTCTCCTCTAATCCAATCAGCTAATTCAAATGAATTGGTATGTATAATCCCTTTTTTGTCTTTATACTTATTTAATATCTTTTCAATAATAGGAATATATTTTTGAAAAGTTTCTTGTTTTTTGAGATAACTCATTTTCCCTATTGGCATGTAATAGATGGGTCTATTTTTTAATGGAAAAGGTGATGGCATAGAATAATAAGAACATCTTGAAGAGTCTAATCCATTTAACTCAGAAAACATTTGTTTATTTAGAATTGTTCCTGACATCAAGATAACCATATCATAGTGACACCAAACATATTTATTCAGATATTGTTGAGCCCAAATAGGTTCAAGTGATAACTCTTTTAGATTTGTTTTTTCATTAATATTTGTTTCCAACACCCAGTTATCTTTATCTGCCTCATATTCTTTTAGAAATATCTCAATTTTAGATTCCCAAGTTTTTAAATCATTAACAATCTGCATCAATTTAATATCTTGGTTAGGCTGCCCAGTTATTTTAGAAAGCTTTAAATCTCTTTTATCAGAAACATCACTTCTAAATCCACCTGACAATGATTTATCGATCGAATCTAAAGTTTCTTCTATTTCTAAAATTAAGTATTTTAAGAATTCAATATAACTTTTGATATTCTTTACTTTGTGTAATTCTTTAACAATTTGATATTCATTAGTAAATTTAAGCTTCTTGATTATATTTTCTGTAATTTTAATAGAAATAAAATCACTCATGACATCATCAAATTCGTGACAATTACTAACACAATGATTATTAGCAAAATAATTATGATTATCTTTTATGTGTAGATTATATACATCTTCCTTATAATCTATTTTTTTAATGCTTTTTATTTTCATTTAAATTGATTTAAATTTTTAATTAATTTTATTAACATGATCTACAAAATCAACAATATAATTATGATATTATTTCTTATTAACAAGATTGAAATTTTGGAAATAAACTTATAATTTTTCTATTATTACAATTACTATTTTTACATTTTTTATTCCAATGTGATGTCAGAAAATCAAAACATTCTTTTAAAGAAAATCATATATTTCATCCTTATTTTTCGTCGTCAAATTCATGGGGTTCTATTTCATTTATATATAAAACATCATCACCTTCATTTAAATCTTCAGCTTTTTTCCATTTCCCATTTTTTAGTTTAACATTATGATTTCCTGTTATTTTTATTATATCACCATTCTCCATTTCAACCTCATACATTTGATTTCCTTTGTTCAAATTATAATGAAGTTTTATAACAGGTTTATTCTCAATTTTACCATTCTCTTCATTTACCGTTTTTACTAAGTCTCCAATTTCTATATCTTTTATTTTTTTCTTTGAATTATCAAATAAAGTTATTTCGGTATCCGGATGCAAACATTCATCCACAATCAAAACTTTGGGCGACCTACTTTCTAATATTTTTGGATTATAAAAAGCATAAATTAAGTATAAATAAAAATTTGTTAAAGAAACATCACCTGTAATATATGACTCTCTTGCTGCTGCATAAGGACAAAAATCACAAGCACGTTTATTTAGCCTACCGAATTCCATACCTTGGGCACAAGAACAATCATATTGATGACATTTGTAATTTTCTTTACCCTTCAAGTTATGGATTGAATTATAAGTATCCGCATATTGATCTTGTAAGATTTTACTCGCGGTAATAATATCTACTTTGGCAGATGGGTCAATTTTACTAATATACTCATTAGCAATCATAACTGCTAAATGACTTTTACCAACGCCAGTTGGTAAATTTAATAAGAAAAATTTAATATTTGGATTTTCATTCTTTATTTTGAAAACAAACTCATGAACACGTTGTTGTTCTTCTCTGGGAGTATATTTGATTAGATCTTTTTTTAAGCTTGACATAGACAATATATGAAAAAAATAAATGCTTGTTTAATTAATATATATAAGTATATGAAGATACAAAGATTTTATGAATTTAGTGAATTTCCAGATGATTTTTACTATTATTTAGTGACTTATGGTCAATACCAAAGACTTTTTAATAATTTAAAAAAATTTCATGAATATGAATATTTTAAATTAAAAAAATTAATATCTGATAACTATATCATAGAATACAGAATTTATTATACACATTTATTTCCTGATGATAACAAGGGGTTTACAAATGTAGCTCCACAAATTATGATTCACGGCAAAGGTAAATCATTTACTATATCTAAATTAAAAGATGAATATTTTCTAATTGAGGTAAATGACACAGACCAACTAATATATTCAAATAGAAAAGGCAATTATTTCTATTGTGATCAGTTAGATGGAGTTATTAAATTTTTAAGTGATGAAGGTGTAATAAAGTCGAATTCTGTGAATGAAAATAAACAAGAAAATGAAATATTATATATTTTCGATTTTGACGACACATTGGTCTTGAATCCCAGTTTTGAAGCTTTAGCTATAGAATATTTAAAAGAAGATGTTAATATTAAGTCACTTCTAACCTCTTCGGTTAAAAAAATTGGTGTTAAATTATCTGATTTAAGATGGGAGAATAAAAGAATTTATGTCCCTGATCCTGAACAAAAAATTGAAGTCAATGGTAACTGGGTTAGAAAAGGCAAAAGAGTATATTTAACAACACCTGATAGATTTTATTTTACTGATTTAAGCCTACCGATAGATACTACTGATTTAGAAGGATTCTATAATTCGGTCAAGAATAAAGCTATAGTTACTGGCAGATCAAATGATATTAGAGATAAGGTTTTAGACTCTCTCAAAAAATTTAAATTAGACATACCTAATTATGGATTATACTGTTATCCAACGACCAGACAAACCGAGGATAGAGTTTCAACTTGGAAAGCTAAAACTATTGTTAAACTTATTAAAGAAACTGGATTTACTCAAGTTCACTTTTATGATGATAATACTAAATGGGTAAGACAGGTAACAGAACATGTTAAAAAAGAATTACCAAATATAAAATTTAAAGGGATAAAATATAAACATCAACATGGATAATTTTATTAAACACTTATTATCAAAGTTAAATATCACTCACGATTTTACAAGTCAAGATAATTTGACTATTATAAGATTAAATATTCCTCAATCAGATGATCCATTAAAACAAATTGATATTCTGAGTGAGTTTTATAAGACATCAAAAGAAATTGTTAATCATTTACAAAAAAAATCTAATGTAGTGGTAAAACACTCTAATGATGAGTTAGTTATCATTTATTAAAAACTTTTGGATATCTCCATTGTATATATTAAATATAGAAAATAAATATTCACAAATCATGAAAATTTTATAATACTTTGGAGGGAAATACATTAATTTAATATATATTTATATGAGAAAATTAAGAAGTTTAAATGTTGAAGAAGAATTAGAAATAATTGAAAAAATTAAAACTAAAAAAAGAAAAGATATTATATCTGAATATGGGATATCTGATAGACATTATAAGAGTGTCCTAAATAAGTATGGAATTAAATTAAAGGAAAAAGTACAAAAGTATAATTTTAATGAAAATTATTTTGAAAAAATAGACACTGAGGACAAAGCATATTTTCTTGGGTTTATAGTAGCTGATGGATGCTTACATGGGTCATCCAATAATTTAAAAATTATTCAAAAAGAAACAGAAATTTTATATAAATTTAAAAATTATATAAAATTTGAAGGTCCAATCTTTACATCTAAAACAAGAAATATATCTAATATTGGAGTTTCCTCAGAAAAAATAATTAGTGATTTAAATAACCTTGGTATTCGGGCAAATAAAACAATGAATGTTACATTTCCAAATATTTCTAACAACCTATTACATCATTTTATGAGAGGTGTATTTGATGGAGATGGTTGCATCTCAATACATAAAGATAGTAGAGATGGAAGTGAAAGAGGACAAGTTAATATTTGTTCTGGTAGTTTAAATTTTATAGAGAAATATGTTTATAATTTGACTAAATTTTGTGGTGTAAAACGTAATAAAATAAGGTGTCCAAAAGGTACATATTATGTTATTGATTGGGGCGGCCTATCAGATGTTGAGAAATTATATTCTTACTTTTACAAAGATGCTAATGTATATTTAGAAAGAAAAAAGAAAACTTTTGATAAAGTTATTCTTATAAATGGTAGTAAAATAAAATATAGAAAAATATGAGTATTCATTCTTTCTTTGGAGGCAAGTCCAGTAAAGTTTTCATTGATTTCATCAATAAAAATATACCTAAAGAGGGTATCAAAACATACTTGGAACCATTTAGTGGAAGTTTTGCCACATATATGGATGATGATTCTCTTAAATTTGATAAAGTCATTTATAATGATAAAAATAGACACCAGGTTAATCTGATGTATTGTTGTTCAAA